CCCCAAACGAAAGGGGCGAACGAATGTTCGTAGTAGATACCAAGACAGTGGCGATGGCGGAGAGCCTCGCCGAAAGGTTCAGGGCTATCGCGGGAGGCGATGAGACAAACGAGGCGACCGCCTCTTGGCTCTTCGAGGTCGCCGAACTGCTCGACCAAGTCAAGTAGCAAGAATTCCCCCGTACGCCTTGGGCGTGGCATTCGATTGCGATACGGGACGCAAGGCAAGACACAACAACACAAGAAAGGGCAAGACATGACCAGAAAGCACTACCAAGCCATTGCCAATATCATCCGCGAATTAGGCGGGCAGAAAGATATCGGCGTCGATGGACAGTCGGCACTGTTCACCATGACCCGCAAACTGGCGGACATGATGGAGGAGGAGAGCCCGCGATTCGACCGCGCCCGATTCGTGGAGGCTTGCGGGTTCGGAATGTAATCCCCCGCCTCGCGCCTTGGGCGTGCCGATTCGATTCGGACGAGGCACTAGCAGTCGATAGACTGTGATACGGTAAGACATAGCAACTACTACAGCAAGGGGAAAACATGACAGGAAAGAAATATTTTAGGGAGGAGGCGGTCAAACTGCGCAACAAACTCAGCGAGGCAGTCACCGCCATGGATGAAGAAAACTGGACGACCATCTACTACAGGTGGCGCGACCTAGCCCAACACTTAGAGCAAGTCGAGCGTCACGCTTACGAAAACATGGAGACCGAGCAGGCGTCCAAGTTCCTGAGCGTAATCGACCTGATGGAAAGAGAATTACACGGAGGCTAAGAACTTACCCCTAGCGCCTCGGGCGTGCCGTTCAATCGGAACTAGGGACTAGCGGACATCCGTCCGTGAAACACATACAGAAGGGACAAGACAGTGGAGATAGTACGCAACGGTGACACCTATGTCGCCATAATGAACGAGGACGAGGCGCGAGATATGCGTCGCGCATTCGGTAACGAATTAGACAAAGCCGAGGGAGCATTCTGGGAGGCAAGCCACAAATTCGGGACGGACAGTGTCGAAGCCGAAGCCACGAGACAGCGATACCTCAGGGCGGAACGCAACTATGTGACGGTGTCGCACCTCATCAAACTCAGGAGCGCATAACCTGCGACCCCCTAGCCCATCGCAAGGATGGCTCAGGCGTCATGGCTTGACTAGGGACGATACATACGCTAGTGTGTATTACAGTTAGACATATCAACTACAAGAAGGAGGGCAAATAATGGAACGGATTACAGAGAGGCAACTAGACCAACTGGTCAAAATGATTGCCGAAGAATTCAGATGGGCAGGACTCATGCCCGACGAGACTAAGGTCATTCTCGACAAGGGGAGCAAGACATACGGGCGAGCCTATCGCCTCTATACCACAGGCTACGAGGGCAAGGGCGGAGGCTGGAGCGACAAACCGTTACACCTTGGCGACGGATTCCTAGGACTCACCAAGCGCGAGGCGTGGCTATCACTACGCGCCATCCTCCGCACACTCGAAGCGGTACGACACAGCACCAAGGAAAACAAGTAATGCCAACATTCAGAACAGACAGGCACGGTATCGTGCGCGACAGCACCTCTATCTATTGGTTTGGTGGCATCCCGTGCGACATCATCGAAACAGACGAGGCAATGCTCGCCATCGTCAAAGAGAACAACGAGAAGCCCGAACTGTGGCAGTATCTCTACTGCGACAAGGGCTACAAGTGGGAGTTCGTACGCACCTACAAGGCTGAGCAGTCAGCGCGCGCAGGGATGTTGCGATACGCCAAACGAATAGAGAGGGTCCAATCATGAAGAGCAACATTCAACTCAGCCAGCAAGACCAGCAGACCCAACAGAAAATAATCAGCACACTCGCAGACATGACAGCAATGGTGATGAACCATGACTACGACACCGCATACAAATTGGCGCAGGCTCTGCCGAAAGACCTGAACTACCTAGCCAATGTCGTCATCAACATGGAACCGAGCAACGCATGACCACCACCTGCTGTCGAGAGACCTGCCACAACCCCGTCAAACCTGACGACGGATGGTGGACAGACGAAGGACAAGCACTCTGCCCCGACTGTGCCGACAAGGTCATGTCGTGGGGATACACACTCAACAACGAAGGAGAAGAACAGCAATGACAACCACAGCGCAAGAACTGTCCGCCAACATCGGCAAGACAGCCACACTGAAAGTCGCAGGCACAAGCCTCGCGTTTGAGGTGACGGTCATGGACGCACGGAAACGCTACGGGAACCTCGACTACAAGGTGAAGCCCGTCGCAGGTGAGGGTGAAGCGTGGCATCAGTCCACCGCACTCATCTTCCCCAAGGTCGCAAGCGAACATGCGTTTGGCGAACATGTGTTCGTCGAACAAGCGTTCGGTTCTAATACGGGTACGGATGGGAGGGTGTGACGCATGTCACATCGGATTGACTTGACAAGGACAACTATGTGTGATACGCTTACGGGTGAAGGTACGAGAAGGGGAGAGGAGGTGAAGGAATGAAGACAGCAACACTGGAGGAACAGACACGCGAAGAAGCGGAGAATGTTCTTTACCATATCGAGTGCGAGGACTACGCCACCGCACTGGAGTTTGCCAACGACCTGTGCGCGATGTTGCGCAGGCTGGCAGACAAGTAAATCAGGTCGGGTGACTGGCAGACATCGGGGTTCGAGTCCCCGACACCCACAAGGTCGCAAGACCGACACACAACCAAGCACAACAGAAGGGAACAGCAATGAAGGTACAAGACATCGCCAAACGACTCGACATCACCGAGAACAAAGCCCAGTCACTCACAGCATGGGCTAAGCGCAAGGCAATGACCATGTCCATTCAGTCACGCACAACCAAGACGTTCTACGCAGAGCATGACGAGTGGGACAGCAGGTTCGGGGTGGACATCAACTACTACATCGACGAGGATGGCGTACTGAAAGTCATCGCCTACCCCATCGACGCGATGGGTCAAGTCGATACCGATACCAGCCGTGAGGTCATCCTGGCTCGCACGAAGGTAAAGGTCGCAGGATGAAAGTTGGCGACCAGGTCACCATCACAGGCAGACACCACCAGTACTACGGACGCACAGGCACAGTCCAAGGCGTAGTCACCGACAAGTACGGTCTCGCTGTCACAGTTCTACTCAACAACGGTGTAGCCGTGTTGATAGATGAAAGCAACATCACACCAAACAAGAAAGGGAAATAGAAATGACAACCGAAAACATCGGAGACGTAATCATCAGACAGTTCGAGGACTTACGCCTCATCGTATCCAATGGGATACGCGACAAAGCAATACCAGCACTACGAGGTGTCCGCCTCTTGGAACAACTCAACGCAACCCAGTTCGCGTTCGAGGAAGCCTTGCGCCAACTCGCAGACATCACCACGGGGGACGCACAATGAGCGAGAACATCCGAGTACTCATCGTGTTCCTCTCCATCGTTGCCACATTCTGTGGTGGGTTTACGCTTGGGCGAGACATCGAACGCTACGAGGAACGCAACCGTCGCCGTGAAATGTACCGTCACCCAGCAGGCAAGGGGCGTTGATGGAAACGATGATGGACAAACTCGAAGACTGGGTACATCACAACATCCCATCGCAGGGCATGGCACGCGACGTCGTGGACATCCTTGTCCGCAGATGGGGGTGGACTATCACCCTCAAAGACATGGCGCAGTTCGAGGAAGACTTCGACGAGGACATGATGAGAGGTGACAGGTGAGACAGTGGTGGCGACACCGCCAGTATCTGCGCTCCTTCCATCCACGGAGGAAACGCAAGAGATGGGTGGTGCGTAAGGTGGTAGGTGACAAGGCGTACGAGTACTGGCGTGGCTCCGAGAAATACAACGGGGCAACATTCACCAGTGACCCGACGAAGGCTAAGGTTTTTACTAGCCGTCAGTCAGCCCAGTCCAACGCAGACAACACCATGCTGTACAAGCACAGCAACTATCGTGTCGAAAGGTTACGAAACCGCTAACCATTTGCTACGATTGTTGTTTGAGTAGCCCTGCTCCCGAAGTCCCCCCTTCGCTTCGGTTGTAGCGGGGCTATTCGCTTTCTACCCCACCATCACGCAACCTTTGTATCGCATGGCGTTGCCGTGGTGTCTTGCCACCGAACATTCCGTATCGGTTCAACTCGAAACGCTCCGCTTCCATAGCGAGTTCGAGACAGGGGTTTCTGTGTGGGCAGAACGCGCACACTTTCTTCGCTTGGGCGTATGGGTCTTCGGCTTGGTATCCGCGTGCGATGTCAGGGAAGAAAACCTTTTCGTCCATTCCTTTGCATGGGGTGTCACCCCACCATTCAAGTTTCGTCATCTGTAAATCTTTGGGTATCGCTTCGACGCCCATACTTTCTCCCCTTTCCTAGATTGTGGAAACGAAACTGTACAACGTGGACTGTCGTCCAGTCAAATTGCTATCGGTTCCATTGGGCGTCACGCACCATGTTCAAACAGCCGAGGTATCCGCAGGCATCCACGAGGCTGTCGTGATGCCAGTTTCCTTCGCCCATTGCTGTTCGTAGGCGGGACAGTTTGACGGACACCATGAACAGGATGGCTTGTTCGACGGTGAGGTGTACGCCTGTCAGGGTTTCGAAGATGTCACGGGTCTGTGTGTAGTCCTCTAGTGGGTGGGAGTATTGCTTGTGTCGGTCGCCTGTGATGAGGTCGTATGCCTCCATCAGGACTTCAGCACCATCAGTTCGGTCGTTCATAGTATGGGTTCCTCCACTGCGTAGCCGAGTTGTTTGCTTCGATTGCTTCCCTTTGTTCTTCCGATTCATACAGACGCATAAGAAATATGCACGGGTCTGAACCGTCCAGCATCTCTGCGTCTTCGGTGATGGTGGTGGGTAGCCCGTCGTGCATCATGCAGACAGGTGGCGAGGTGAACCCTGCCTTCAACCCAATCTCCAGCCACTCCTCAAGAGTCAGTTTGGTGACGTCCATTAGAACGCTTCTTCCTGCAAGAACTTCGGTGTGCCGAACGCCTGCGCAATCTGACCGACAACCTGCTCGGTCTTGTCTGCGATAACTGGACGGAACCTGCATGACAAACCAATCTCGTCAGCGAGAATCTTGGTTGTCCACTTCTTCTCGCCCGTCTTCTTGTCCTCATACGAGGAGATGTCCAACTTGCCGACGACCATGACATGAGAACCCTTCTCGATGGATGAGGCGGCGTGTTCGGCTACCTGTCCAAAGACAGTGACGTTGTGCCACACGGTCTGCTTCTTGTCATCCTTACCTGAGGTGGTGGCGAGGGTGAATGTCCCCATAGCCAGCCCGCTCGCTGTGTACTTCAACTCGACAGGCTTGCCTGCGTTGCCGATAACGGTGATGGTATTCATTTCTTCCTTCTTTCTTGTAAAGGCACACGGTTATTCGTTGTGCTGTTCTTGTCCCGCCCTGTGCAGTAGTGCATGGGTGGTTCGAGAAGTCGTACAAAGGTGGAGAGACTCATGGCACAGCGGTCGCAAAACCATTCGGCACGGGTTCTCCCCTTCATGTCGGTCATCCTATCTCAGGGGTATATCGCCCAAGGTCCCCAGCCCCAGCCGTAACGCTCAACACCGTAACGGTGAATGACCAGCCCTGCCCTAAGACAAGTGGCTGGGTCGAACAAGTCGTTCGCTTTGTTGATGACCCCGTTCTGGCGGAGGTACTTCACCCAGAAGCGGTTGATTTGGAGAAGGCAAAGGCTTCCGCCGTTCGGGTCGTGCGGGTTGAACGCATCGGCTTGCCCTCGTGATTCGCGCCAGATGACACGGTCGAGGATGGGTAGGTCTTTCTCTGCCCAACCCACCTGCCGTGCGAGTGCCCACCATTGTGGGACTTTCGCTGATGCTGGAGGGGTGAAGTCCTCTCGAATATGGCGGATGTTCATGCGACTTGCTGGCGTCCCTTCTGTTTCTGCGGTTGGCATTGCCGTTGCCATCGCGCCCCCCAAAATTACTGCGGTTACTACTGCGGTACTTACGATTCGTTTTATCATTTGTCCTCTAGTCGTAGGCGGATACTGTCATCAACTCCCTTACTTGGTCTGGGTATAGCAAAAATCCTTTCGCTGGATTGTCGGAGTCTGGCGCTGCTACCAACTGTCTGATGTTGGCGACGTTATGTTTCAGGTAGCGTTTCAGTCTGGGTACTTCAATTATAGCGAACGCTGTAGGAGCAAACAAATACACCCACCATCGGGCTTCTGTCACAGCAATACCTGACGGTTTCCATCCACTATTGCGTGGGTTCTGTTCAAACTCTACGAAGATACGTCCGTTGCGGAAACGGTC